GGCAGTGTGATTCATGTATACTGCCAAAGCATCTAACATTTGTTCTATTGGGGGTGAATATGGACGTTTTGCAACTGCTGGTGTGGCTGAGCGGCGCGGGGATCAGCGCTGTATCGGCATTCGTGCTTGAACGGTTGAGCGGGTTTCAGCAGCTGTCATCAAGTGCGAAATCATTGATCGCAGTTACGGTTGCTACGCTTATCGCCATTGCAGCGATGTGGACGCACGATTATTTCCTCACGAATCCATTGGAGCTCGTGGCGATGAACCCATATCTGCAAATCGTCATCGCAGCTGCGTCAATCATCATTCAGCAGGTTGCGCATAGCATTCAAAGGGGAACCGGACGCAATGGCTGAATCGCTGATCAAACTTCTCACGGATGGCGGCATCCCTGCGATGTTTGCGCTGCTGCTCGTTTACACGCTGCACGCGTCTACCAGACGTGAAGAACGCTTGCTGGCCAAGCTTGACGAACACGCGCACATCCTCGGCAAAATCACCTCGCAGCTTGAAGCGCTGTCACGGGAAATTGAGCACATGCAGGATAAATGAAAATATCCCTGCAGGATAAACTGATTCATGGACAACGACGAATTTACGGACGTTCTCGCATGGCTGGCGCAGATGCAGCGCGATCCGCAAATTTTCGCGAAACACCACACGCGCGAACACGATATCCGCGAGGTCGTCGCGTCACTGAGGCTGTCGGGCATCGACGTGAAGCCGGAGTGGATTGAGGAAATGCGCAGGCGGCGGGAGGACGAATGAACATCCCCTACATCAACCAGATTGACAGCGCACCGCGTCGCAACGACTGCGGACCTGCGTGTGTCGTCATGATGACGGGCGCACTATTCCCGGATCGCGTTACGCCTCAGAACGTGACGATGCTGTCCCAGCTGTTCGACGCTCCCCAGGATGGCACAACAGCGGCTGATCTGGAAGACATGGCCGTCTATTTGGGAATCACGCTCTACCAGCAGGCGGTGCCGCAGTATCCCTATATCGCACTGGTCGACTACCGTAGGCTGCCGTATCGGTATCAGCAGGGCGGGGATTTTGGCCACTGGATCGTTCGTTTGTCCGACACCGCATATCACGATCCGCTTTACACCGGAGCGCGCGGCGCAAATCTGGTGACGAGCAAAGCGATTTTGGACACAGCGGAGCGCGAATGCCGGCGATGGTCGCGCACTGCTCCGCTCCGCGTTGGATTCAAGGAAACTATGACCCAGACATCAGGCAAAGCGCGCATCAAGTCGACGCCGTGGAACGTGAGGCGATCCCCTTCGACTGCATCGTCCACAGCAACGGGCTATCTGCTTCAGCCAGGACAGGAATTCGATGTGCTCGGCGTCGTGAAGGGCGACGACAAGATGGACTGGGGACGCGTCACGGTTACCGTAGGCGGCGTGCGGGTGGGCGATGGATTCCTGCGCGCGGATGGCTGGCAGTGGGTGACGACACCCACACCCGTTCCTCCGCAGCCGGCGCCAGCGGACTGGAAGCATGCGAAATATCTTCTCGGTGTTTCGTGTCTGAACGATGCGCAGGCCGGTATCGATGCTCTGGCGCGAGGTTGTCGCAGCGTGCTGTTCATGGACAACCTCATGGGTGCAGCATCAGCAGCGCGGCAATACCCGGATGCCAGGATCATGGCGCGTTTCTGGTTTCAGAACGCTCCCGATCCCGTGTGGCTTGCGGATCACGCAGGCGCGGGATTGAGCGATATTCCGCTGAACATGTGGACGACCTGCGCAAATGAGGCTGATTGGATCGGTTACGGCACGCCGGAGGAACTGCGCAAGCGTTTCGAATACGAGCGCGCATTCGCGCAGGCCATGTGGGCCAAGGATTCCAGTCGCAAAATCGTCATCGGTGAGTTTTCGCACGGCACGCCGGATATCACGAATCCCGAAATCGTGAAGGCGTTCCGCGAGACCTATTACCAGTTCGCGATCCAGAATTCCGCGCGCGTAAAAATCGGATGGCACCTCTACACGAAGGGCAAGCGCACGTCAGATGCGCCGCCAACGGATGCGCCGATGATCGCGCCTGAATGGTTCGAGGGACGCGACAGCTCGTTCTGGACGCAGTGCGGAGGCGACAAGCGCGTGATTCACACCAGCGGTGAAACCGGCGTAGAAGCTGGCGCTGGAGGCTTCCCGTGGGCAGGCTACACCGATGACCAGTTCGCGCGCTGGTGCTCTTGGTGGCTCGGCTATCGCCGCTCGCTGCCCGTCGTGCTCGATGGCGCGTGCATCTTTCAGATCGGATCGCATCCCAATTGGCAGGGATACAACGTCGCGCGCTACATCGGCGTGCTCACTGATTTCTGGCAGGGGAGGCGCTCGTGAGCTGGAAGAACCGCATCGTCGGACACGGTGAACAAGCCGCTGGCCAATTCATCGCAAACCCCGGCAACTGGCGCATTCACCCGAAAGCGCAGCGTGAAGCGCTCACGGGTGTTCTCGGTGAAGTCGGCTGGGTGCAGTCCGTCATCGTCAATCGCACGACCGGTCACGTGCTCGATGGACACGCGCGCATCGAGGAAGCGCTGAAGCTCGGCGACGAAACGCCCGTGCCGTTCATCGAGGTTGAGCTGAGCGAGGACGAGGAGCGCAAAATCCTGCTCACGCTCGATCCGATCAGCGCAATGGCAGCCGCCGATAAGCAGAATCTCGATGCTTTGCTTAGGGATGTTGGGACAGCCAGCAGCGCGGTGGCAGACATGCTTACCGATCTTGCAGAACAGAACGGGCTTCTGTCCGCACTTGGCGAAGAGCAGGATGATTCTGAACAGGAGTCGGAGCAGGAAGAAAAGAAATCGGTCGATCTGCCTCTTGAAGCATCCGATCTGATATTCCCATCCGATAACGAATGGGGAATCCCGATGCTGCTCGAACAGGGAAACCTGTCAGGCCTTCCGATGCCATGCGAAAGATGGGGACGTTACGCGCGTGGTTCGTATAACGGCGGCACGCTGCATTTCTACACCGATGATGCGCGCTTTGAGACGATCTGGAAGACGCCAGAGAAGATCGTGCTTTCTCAATGCAAAGCGATTCTGGAGCCCAATGTCAGCACGGGCAACATGACGCCGCGCGCCTTTGCACTTTGGGGGATTTATCGCAAGCGCTGGATTTCGCGATGGGTGCAGCAATACGGGATTCACGTATTCGTTGACCTGAACGTTGAGCCAGAATTTGCGGAGATCAATATGCTCGGGGTTCCGCGAGGATGGAAGCACTATTCCACTCGCGGATACGATACGCGTATCGAGCTTCTGGATTCTGATTTCGCCATTGCGAAGCAGCACGCTGGCAGCGAAGATGTTGTATTCGTTGTCGTTGGTGGCGGGAAGGCAACGCGAGAGAAATGCATGTCCGAGAAGTGGATACATATCCCGCAGGAAAACCATGCGGTAGAGGGGAGGTACAAAGATGGGTAGAAGTGGTTCTTCTGGTGGTCGCGTTTCACAGGCCGACCGCAATCGTGTTGTGGAAACTGGTGCAGGCGGCACGTTTCGATTGAGTGGACGGAGTAGGGAAACCTTTGCAACTCGTAGGGCCGCTGAAATTGCTGCTCGTGATCGACGCATCGGCAGCTCTTCCAGCGGCGCCAGGCAGCGCAGTGAGGAACAGCAGCGTCAGATTCGTGAACGACTCCGCCAGCGTGCTCAGAGATCGGGAGATTAATCACGTACAGGTGAAAAATGGCGCGCACTCCAAGATATACGCAAAAACAGATTGAAGCCGCTCTTGTGTCAATGAGCGGGAACGTGTCCGCTGCTGCGAGAAGCCTCGGTATGCAGCGCCATCATCTGCATTTGATCATCAAGAAATCTGAAAAGCTCCAGCGGGTAGTGCACGATGCAAGACAGTCCATGTGTGACAACGCGGAATCCGCGCTGAATCGAGCCGTTATCAACGGCGAAGCATGGGCTGTCTGTTTCACGCTGAAGACGCAGGCGAAGGACAGGGGATACATTGAGCGCACGCAAACGGAAATCAGTGGACGCGATGGTGGGCCGATCGAACAGCGGACAACCGTCTTCGATCACTCCGCCGCCATTGCCAGCATTGCGTCCCGATCAGCTGCAAATTCTCCAGCACCCAGCAAAAACGAAGATCGTGGCGATGGGGAGACGGTGGGGTAAATCCTTCATGGCATCGGTCTACGCTCTCACCTGCGCCGACATGGGCGGACACGTCGCATGGATCGCGCCGACGTACCGTAACAGCCGTCCACTGTGGCGAAGTGCTGAGCGCGCGATTTCGCCTATCGCCAATCGTCTCACCGTACGCAGGTCGGAGCGCGAGATCATTTTCCCGTCTGGCGGAAGCCTGTCGGTCTACAGCGCCGACAATCCCGATTCAATGCGCGGCATGGCGTTTGACGTCGTCATCATCGACGAGGCTAGCCGCGTGTCTGAAGAGTCCTGGACTGACGTAATCCAGCCGACTCTTGCGGATCGCGGAGGCACTGCCGTTCTGATTTCAACCCCGCACGGGCGCAACTGGTTTTACCG